CCGGGGTCTCTTAATTGAGGCTCCGGTGAGGACTGTTCGTCCTCTTAAACTTTTTCCAATATTCTTACGGGTGGTTGTAACCCTTCCTATTGAAAATATCCTTTACGCTTATGTGTAGTTTGGGTGTTGAACCCCTTTGTTGTATATATTTGCTTTCGTTTGGCTCTAAAATGCCATTGTATTGCAGTATTCTTTCTCTGTCTATCGGGACAGAGGTTCTAGAGTCTGAATCTCTCATAGAACTATTTACCGGCTTTGCCGGGGTTGATAACCTAATTATCTCAAGAGGGAAAAGCTACCCCCTCTGGATGACTATCCCATGCCTGTATGAGGTGCAATGCCCATACTTTTGGCTTAATGCGGTCTAGCCAACCGCCATCCAGTGTTCAGCACGTGGATGTTGAGGCGATCAAAGGCTTTAGTGCCATTTCAAACGATAACCCCCCCACGGGGGATCGTGTGTCTTTTTCTTTACCTTCAAGCGAGCTCCCAGAGCTTAGCACCAGCCCTAAGGGTGTGGTGTGTACGTCGAACAACGGCTTTAGTGCCATTACTAGCGAGTTCTTTCACGAGTCTCGTGTGTCTTTACTTCTCGGAGTGAAATCGAAGCGCGTTAAGCGCCTTAACAAGGTCTTAAATGATCAGTATGAGTACTTTTTAGTGCTCACCAACGGCGGCGACTATGTGTCGCATGCCATGAGCCTGTACGAGCTTTCGCTCGTCAGACTTTCTCACCAAAGCAGGGTCAACTTTCAAGTTGACCGTGCTCCTTTTACCTATACGGCATCGATGTTCTCGTTGGTTTCGAATCCTTCGATTGCGTCTTTGTTCGAGGTTGGCTCCGAAGCCGGCCTCAATTTCCTTCTGGGTGGAACCGTCAATGGTCCTGCCCTTCTTGCCTCCTTGGCAATGTTCGCTCAGTCGACAACTTCGACTATGCGAGCTACTGCCGTTTTCTCGGCTGTTATGGCCGTTGGTGGCCCAACCTGTGCCTCCCAGATTCTCAGTGATTGCCTGATGGGCCTTACTGGGAATATCGGATCTATTGCTGATTTGGCTTCTACCTTTACCATGCCTGGTTTGGAGGAGTTGAGTCAAGCCTCGGGAATGTTGTTGCTGCTTGAGGGCAGCCTTCGTTCCTTGGCCAGAAAAGCATATGGGCTTTTAGAGTTGCCACGGGTCGAGATCGTTCAAAATCTGCCTTCTTTCATTGCGCAGGTTCTTGTTTCGATTCCAGCTATGGCGACCGCCATATCTGAAGTGGCGTCCCTGTGTGGGATGCCTTTTACCGGGGTGGTCAGTCCACCCATGGCCATTGCACGTAAGATACGTGCGATGGTCCAAACAAAAGTCGGTAGCTCTGGTTTGGGGTTCATCCCTTACCGAGTTGCCGCTATTGATTATACCAATCTCTGCAAGGAGGCCGAACAGGCCATCTTTGTAGCGACGACTGCGGCCGCGGCGCAACAACGCCGCGACTACACTGCTGTCTTTTTACAGTCGTATTTAGATCAGCTCAAGAAGTGGTGGACTGGCGCTACGCCACCTGGCGAAAGCGAAGTCCCTGCTCCTATTGCGTGGAATATTATCGGCCCAGCTGGGTGCGGTAAATCTACGTTACACAAGAGATGTGCACAAATTGTCATCTCTCCTTTCCTTCGCCCCGATTCCGGGGCTGATGGCGTCATTTTCAAAAATGGTGCTTCCGATCGTTTTAACGATGACGTGCCTCCAGGCTCGTTAGCGTTGATGATCGATGATCCTATACTGATCGCGGCGTCGTTGCAAGACGGCGGTGCGAGTGGACCTATTAATATGTACATGGAGGTAGCCGGGGGAGCCCCCGGAGCCTTGCATGCAGCAGCGGTCGAGAAGAAGGGAAAAATCTTCTTTAGGCCGGTTTTGGTTGGGATGTCCTTTAACGAGGGCTTCCTGGTCAATTCTAGACATCTGGTTCCAGAGCAAGACGCCCTTAATAGGCGCCTAGGCTTATTGACCAGACCAAAACTGAAGCCTGAGGCTACTACCGCCTCCGGTGAATTGGATTTTGCTTATTTCCAGAAAAAAGAGCAGGAAGAGGGCCTCTTTAGTGCTCTCAATGATATTTGGACCTTTGAGGTCCTAACCTGGAGCGTGTCCACCAAACGGTGGGTTGCCCCAGATCAAACTATTTACCCTGGCATGCATAAAACAATGCGTGCGGGCGATTTTGTCGTCACGTTACGGCGACTAGTGTTCGAGAGGTCACTTAAGACCTCTCGCGTTCATGGCAACGTTACTGCCATGTGTGGGTGCGGATGCGCCGCCCCACGAGACTTTTGCTTGCGTCTGGGTGGAATTTCCATCGAGGACCAGCGAGAGTTGGGCACCGGCGGTTTTACTGCCAGTGCTCCTCCTAACAATGATCTCGTAGGTCAACACGCTGCAGACATGCTAGCGCGTTGGACCAACACTGAGGTCGCTCACTGGGTCGCGGACCCACCTGATCCCAAGTACCTTCCATTCTTGGTTCTTCTTGATATGATCGACCAATACGCTGTTCGAGCGTTTGTTCTCTGGATGTATGTGCCAGTTCAGGCCTACATCTTTCACAGGATGGGTGAATTACCTGCACATTGGTTCTTCATCTTCATCTGTTTTATACAGTTGTTTGCCGCTAAGGCGGCATATCACAACTGGACGTCTGCAAAGGCGTCCCAGTGGCTCTCTCTCGGACACACAACCCGTTCGGTGATCATCCGGACAGGAATTGCTTCCTTACCGAGCCACTCTTTATTACGATATTGCGTCGGAGTTTGCGGGTATACCCCGCTGCCCTTGCGCGCTATTAAGACGGCCGCCCTTCTTATAGGGGCTGCTGTTGCTCTCTTGGCTGCCTATGGGGCGGCGCGAGTGAGTAGTGTTGCCCTAGATTCATTTATGAATTGTGGGCGACGAGCGGCACCTTCCATGGTGCCGGCAGGTGGAACTTTTTCCACCGCTATTGGAACACGGGGGCGAGGCCCAGGCCTTGCCAACGTTGAACCTTTGGACGTTTTGTATCCAGCGAAAAGCGATACTGTTAGCATAAACAATGCTACTACTACTTTCGGAACTATGCTAGTTCTTGTCACACTCGGTGACGGTTCTTGTACCGGATTTAGTACTGGGGAATCTGTGTGCATAGTAGCTCACTTTGCGAAACGCATTTTAGAATCTCCCCAGGGAATTGGTATGCGCGTTGAGTACGCGCAAGATACCAGATATCCACCTAAAGAGGTGGTTATCTACCCCAGTATGGTCACGATGGATTGTCTCAACGACATTGCCATTATTGACCTACGTGGGGAGCTTTTCAAGCTTAAACCAACCCTTTGCTCTCTCTTTCCTATGGAGGAGCTCAGGCCCAACGCCTGTACTAGTTTCTCCGTGCTCACCGTTGTGAAGTTTAACAAGACTACACGCCAGTTGGTGCGCGAGATTACCGGGCCGTGCCTCTTGAAGAGAGGTGCGCCACGGTATAGGTTGCCCGGTGAATCCACCCAATGCTTTGGCTTTGGGATGGCGTGCTATTGGGACTGCTATTACACTAGCACTGCGGGTGACTGCGGTGCCTTCCTTTTGGATGAACACTCACGTGTTCTGGGAAGACTAGTCGCCTCCGGCAACGGAGTCGACGAGTATAAATCCATTTTTGCGCCGATAATGCCGCTTGCGCGGTTTAGTCGAGTGTCCGAATTCCAGGCGTCCTGTCTTCTCGACGGGCCTCCTTTCAAATTCTCACACTTGCGCAATACTGGGGTGGCGATGTTGGCGCGACAGCATGTCGCACCAGTTGCCAGCCTCGGAAATGCGTTCGAAACGCATGCCTTTGAGACCAGACTTGGTCCAGGGGCGGAGAGGGTTCGTGCATACGCTGTCGAGCGTGGCCTGAGCCTTTACGGAGTTCCTGACACTGCCTGGACCCCATATGCCCCCGCCGATGGCGGGTTCGCAAATTGGGAGCTCAAGGCTCTGATCAAGAGCAAGGGGATAGCTCCAGATATTGGACACCCCGATCGCGTACTAATTGCCAAGCTTATGGCTAGGCATATGGTAGCGCGTTCCAAAATTATATATCCTGAAGGGTTTGACATACTGAACCAGTTCACTCTCGCGAGTGGTGGTAAGGCGTGTTCGCCCCTAAAGAAGGGCTCGAGCAATGGGTATGGTGGACCCTCAGGGGGACACCGTGCGTTGCTAGAGCCAAACGAAACCGGGGATGGCGTTCGCGTCATTCCCGAGTTTTGGGAGCGCATGCAAAATGCGCTCGTGCTAGCTGATGGCCACATGATGCCACAAGCCGTAGCTCGTGCCAGTAAAAAGGACGAGCCACGTGAAATCGGCCCTGATGGGGCTGTTAAAACCGCAAGAACCATATGGGTCTTAAACGCGCTCTCTTCTTTTACTGAGCGCTTGTTTGCTGACTTCACCACGGGGGCCTCGGCTTCATTGCCTGGCTCCCGCGTGGGTAGCAACGTTTTCGACCCGGCTGATGCTGCGGAGATTGCTGGTGCACACCTAGCTGCTGCTCTGTTCAATGGCGGACGACTTTTTGAGTTGGACGGCGTCGGGATGGACAGCAACCAGGTGCGTAGCACCATGCGCGAGGCTATTGAAGGCCTGGCCGCGGTTGTTAAATACCGTGGTGCGGGGCCCCTCTGGGCTGAGCGCTGTAAGGCCGTCTTTGCTGCAACGCTAGACTGCCTTTGGATTGTGCACAATGATGTTGTGCTCCGAGAGCGCGGGTTGCCCTCGGGGAGTGGTGTTACCACTTACACGAATACCTACGGCACCTGCGCCGTCCTGAGCATGTGTTGCTTATGGGCCGTAGCAGGGTGTCGTGAGAACTGGACCTCTCTGGCTGATGTTCCTTTTGAGGACGTCGGTGAGGAGTGGTTGAACCAGTTTCTTCAAACGTGGATACCGAGTAACGTGACTGGAGACGATGTCTCAAGTCCCTTCTCGGATTCCGATGTGAATCGTGCCGCCCAGATGTACGGTCTTCTTTACGAGAATCAGTACGGATCGGGCGTTTCGATTGAGCCGGAGCGCGTCACGTTCCTTCGTCGCACCTATGTGACTAGGGGAACTGAGCGCGTTTTCGCTCCACTTGCGCTGGAGTCTATCGTCAAAATGTTGATGTTTGAGACCCCAACCAAGGACCCGGCTGTGCAAGAAGGAGCGCGACGCGATCGCGTGATCTCTGCCCACCGGGAGCTCTGTTTGCATGGCTTCGAAGAGTACCTGAAATGGGAACCTATTCTTAGACATGTGTGGAGCACATTAGATGGGGCCGGTTCTTGGACTCAAGAGTTCGAGGAAGACCCCTGGATGGCAAAACCACAGTCAGATGACTGATCTTTCTGCCAAGTCCTCAGCATGACTTTAAACTGCGTGTGCATTTGCTTATAACGGAAAATAAAACAGTCATTTGTGTTTGCATGGTGGTATTCCACCATTCTACTCGTCTATCGGGGCCGGCCTAGCAGGGTCCGCCCATTTGTTCTACGAGTGGTCTTATATTATGAACCGCCAATGCATTAGCTGGCAACTTATGCCCCAACGGACATGAGCTGCAACTGCCGTGGGAGTCTAGTACAGCGAAGGGTCACACCCTTACCGACTTTACCATGACATCATCACTTACAGTTTCATCTTCTACGGAGGTTAATCCTCCATCAACATCTATTGGCGTCCCTGCACCCGTTGAGGCGCACGACGCTAAAGTCGTTGGAACCGACTTTGCTACCGGGGGAGTACCCCCCCAACGCACGGTCGCTTTTGCGAACGACAATCAAGTGACAGGCGCACAACAGAATGACAATAAAGATTATTTCTCGCGTCCGCGCCAAATCGCTTCTTATACGTGGTCTACTTCGGCCACTTCCGCCAACTTTGGACCTTGGTCGAATTACTTTTCGGCCCCGGAGTTGCGCAATCGTTACCATTATCTCAACCTTTTCAAGGGGGACATGGTGGTTCGCTTCGTCATCAATGGAACGCCCTTCAACTATGGGCTTGATATTGCTGCGTACTTTCCCAGGTACGAGTTTAATGACGGAGATGGGACGGCAGCTACCAGTGTGGTTCAGTGTCTCCAGCGTCATCACGTGGAGCTTGATCCTAGCTCGGTTAATTCGCAAGATTTGCGTCTGCCGTTTGTCCTTGAACAACCGTTCTTGGGCATTTCATCACAGTCGGCTACAGCTTTTGCCGACATGGGCACAATCTTCGTGTCCTCTCTCACCAACATGCAGAGCACTGCCACTGCGTCTCCGGCAGCACTTACGGTGTCCGTTTACGCGTGGTTGGAGGAGATGACCGTTGGTGGGCCTACTCCTGTTTTGTTCACGCCGGCAGCCCCTGGTCCGAGTAAATCTTGGCAGGCGATGTCGAAGCTCGCTAGTGGCCACGAGAGTGGTAGTGGGCCTGTGTCCAGTGTTGCGTCTGCAGTAGCGACGGCTGCGGGAGCCCTCAAGGGCGTCCCGTTGCTTTCGGCGGGTGCTACTGCTGTTGAGGTGGCGGCCAAGGCCGCTTCTAGCCTCGCTACATTCTTAGGGTTTTCAAGACCCTTGGTAGTGGACCCGCCGTCGTTTATGCGACCGCAAATGACGGGGCCTGTTCCTCACGTGCTGTCCGCAGATACTGCCATGTCGCTAACCTTGGACCCTAGACAGGGAGTGCCTGTTTCAGGCATGACCTATGGATTCTCGGCAGCGGACGAAATGGCATATGCGTACATCACGTCACGTTGGGGGCTGATTACCCAGTTTAACTGGGCTCAAAACTCAACGGTTGGCGCAGCACTTACCGTCGTGGGGGTGTCCCCCTGCAACACCTACGTGGCTAGTGGGACGTATTACCCCACCCCCGTAGCATACCTGGCACTCCCCCATACCTATTGGACTGGAGGGCTTGAGTATCGAGTCAAGGTGGTGGCCACGCAGTACCATTCGGGCCGTATGCTGATACGCTACGTCCCTTATGCCGGTTCTGGTGGCTACACCGTTGAGCCTTACACCACTTCCGCAGCAGATTGCTGTGTGTTGGACCTTTCGACGGAGCAAGAGATTCTCTTGCAGGTTCCGTGGTGTTCGGCTAGCGTAGTATTGCCGACGGGGCAAGCGTTCATAGCAGAATATACTTATGACTATCGTTATGCGAACGGTTATCTAGAGTTTATCGCGCTGTCCCCTCTGCAGGCGCCTTTACCCACGGCGCAGGTTACAGTTAATGTGTGGGTGAGAGGAAGTTCTGATCTCCAGCTGCTTGTTCCGGACCTAAGTACTGTGCGAAATTACACAGCCTCGGGCCCCGATCCTTTGGGCAGGGAGGCCATTATTACCCCTCGCGTCTGTCGCCTTACCGCTGGTGTTGTGCGGGATTTTAATCCTTTGCAGCAAGTGGTCGGCGAAGACGCTCCCAGTGTGCGTGCGCTGGTTAAGCGCTACGTTGCAGACTGTGTGGCTGATCCTCTTGGAGGAGCCATCATCGTGGCAAATCAGACGTACATAAGCGACGTGGTTATAGACCAGCGCCCATTCGATGCTTTGCGCACCTCCATTGCAGGTGCCTCCATAGCTACTGGGTTTGTGGGATACTTTGGTAAGATGTACCTCGGGGCCCGCGGGGGTATGCGGTACAAGGTCTTTTCAGTGCCTGCTGGCACTACGACCTATACTGATCACACCCTCTTTGCGGGTCGAGTCAAGACCACTGCCGGCACTCAAGTCGGAGTGGCTACGCTCGACAACCCCGGCGATGTGTTGGACATATGGTACGCGGGTTCTTCGCGAGGTATAATTCTTAATAAGAACTTACAGGGAGCGCTGGAGTTCACCTTGCCCGACTACCAACCCACTTTGTTCAGGCCGACCTGGCATTACGGGGCGCTTGCTGCGCCCTATGACCAGGCTGATGCGGCCGACGTAACGTGGGTGGTTTCGTTGGGCTCGGTGGTGACTGCCGGGTTCCCTTTCCTCTCCATCCTTGAGGCAGCTAGCGAGGACTTTTCCTTCTTCTGGTTCCAGGGCTGCCCTAGGATGACGCCGGCGTAAGAGCTGGCCGCGGTGCGTACCGCGTTAACAAACGCGATGGGATTTCTCCAATCCCCCAGTCGGCGAGCTGGTTGTGTGGAGGGCCTTAAAGACATGTGGGCAAACATGTCGCATCCGGCTGGATGTGGCCGGG